TCCATCACGTTCCAAGGAACAGGTGCCCTAACGAGGACCGTCACAGCGTAATGTTTCGTGTAAGTTCAACCCCTTCAGCCAAGCAACTGATTGGAACCATCAGGCGGGAACTGAAGACGACCTTGAATCAAGTTGGCAACGTGCTACTTGAGGAGGCACGTCAGGCGACCCCTGTGGCCAAAGGCAGGGCGAGGAGGGGTTGGACGAAACGTTCAATGGCCAACGAGGTTAGGATCGCTAACCGTGTCCCTTACATTGAACGATTAGAGAACAACTATAGTAGGCAGACCAAGGGACGTGGCATAATGACGCCAGCGATCAGGAACACAAACAAAAGGAGAGTAAGATGAGTAAGACACTAGAAAAGATCGCCCAACACTGGCAGAAGGCCATCGCGGGTGATATGATTAAATTAAGGGTTGATGAATGGGATATGGACATCTACGTCAAGAGATCCTATCCGTTCAAAGACGAAAGCCGTGTGATGAAATTACAGGCACAGGGCGAACCTGTTGAGGCGTTGGTTGAGACACTGATAGTCAAGGCATTGGACAAGGATGGCAAGAGGCTGTTCCACGATGCTGACAAAGTGAATCTGATGAACGAGGCAGACCCTTCAGTGATTTTGAAGGTGGTCACGGGCATCAACACAGCCGCGATCAGGATGGAAGGTGACGAAGCCGTAAAGGAGTCAGAACCAACCCAGAGTTAAGGTTCCTAATGCTGTTGGCTTCAAGGTTGAACAAGAGCCTTGAAGAAGTTATGGGACTATCTGTGTTGGAGTTGGACCTCTGGTCTGGTTACATCAGGCACGAGCAAGACCTTGCCAACAAACAGGCTAAAAGAAGGAGACGATAGTGGCGACACAACAACTGATCATTGACGTAGTAACCAAGAACACCCAACGACTGGACAAGATTGAAAGGGCCTTGAACAGGACCAATCGTAATCTACAGCAGACGGGCAAATTCGCATCCACGGCGGGTAAATTGCTTGCGGGCGCCTTCGCGGTCAATCAATTGTTGAAATTCGCAGGCACCGTCAAGAACATCACCGCAGACTTCCAGAGATATCACAACCAACTACGACTGATCACCAAGGACGAACAGGACAGGAACAGGGTGTTTGATGAGTTGGTCCAAATGGCCAAGCAGAACAGGACTGAATTTGGTGCCACGGTTGATCTCTACACGAAATTAAGGGTATCCACAGAACAACTGGGAGTGGCTGAAGACAGGGTGGCCAATGTAACCAGCAAACTATCCAAGGCCCTACAACTGGCGGGTGCTGATGGCAACACCGCTTCCGCTGTGATCAGGCAGTTTGGACAGGCGATGGCTTCAGGCGAGGTCAGGGGTGACGAATTCAGGAGTTTGGTTGAAGGGCTTGGTCCAGCACTATCTATTATGGCCAGGGAGACTGGCATCAACGTGGGGCAACTGCGTAAGATGTCACAGGCAGGCGAATTGAGTGCGATGGTGATGTTTGAGATGTTGGAGAATTCAACCGCCATTGACACAGAATTCAACAAGATGAATGCCACCATAGAACAATCAGAGACCGCATTCCAGAACGCCTTTGAGCGTGCCGTCAATCACATCGCAAAGACCACTGGGGTCACAGAGATATACCACGACCTGCTTAAGGGCATCACGGTCACGCTGGACAGGATAGCGGGCGCCAGACCTTTCAAGGACGCCACTGATGATATGTTGAAATCAGCAGTTGAGGCGGGGCAACTTGATGACGTGCTGTATGAATTGAGCTTGAGGCAGAAAGACATCGCTGGAGGATACACAGGTATGGGCGACGAGGCGGCCGCATACAACATCGCCACGGATGAACAGAACATAGCAATTGAACAACAGGTCAAGCAATACAAAGAATTGAACAAAGAGTATGAAGCCAATCAAGAACTGCTGAACAGATTGACAGAGAGCAACAAGAAATTCGTTGATCGCCAGAGGCTTCACATTGAAATGACTCAAAAAGAGATTGAACTGGAGAAAGAGAAACAGAAGAAAAAAGCAGAGGCTGACAAGAAGAGAGATGACGATCTAAAAAAATACCTTGAAAGTCAAAAGGATTTCATAAAATCAATTGAGACATTGGATGAGGATGCCCTTGAACAGAGTTTGAGGACTGAAAGGGAAAGAATAGCACAACTGGAAGAGATCAGATCGCGAGACGTCAAGAACTATGAAAAATACACTGATCTCATCACCAAGGCAGAAAAAGCAGGCAGTAACGAAAGATTCAAGATCTATCAAGACGAGCAGGCGAAGAGGCAACAGCAACACCAAAACGCAATCGCGAACATCAAAGCAGGCAAGATTGAAGAACTAGATTTTGACACGATGACCACGAAACAGAAGATTGAAGTGGCCTCCGCTGGTTTCTCAAGTATTCTAGAGAACGCCGCAACGTTCAACAAGAAAGCGTTTGAAATGAACAAGAAGGCCCAGATAGCGATGGCAATAGTCAATACCGCGGCTGGTGTCACCAACGCCTTGAAAGCATATCCACCACCATTCAGTTTCATAATGGCGGCCGCCCAATTTGCCGCTGGTGTGGCACAGATAAATGCCATCAAATCAACGCAGTTCCAGGGCAGGGAGATGGGTGGTCCAGTCCAGAAGGGCAAACCATACATAGTGGGGGAAGCGGGCCAGGAAGCCTTCATCCCCAATCAGAACGGCACCATCGTGCCCAACCACGAACTGGGTGGCAAGAACGAGATAACAATAAATTTCAATGTGGAGGCCACTGACGCGGCGTCATTTGACTCAATGTTGGTTGAGCGTAGGGACACCATCGTGGCGGTCATAAATGAAGCATTGAATGAAAACGGCAGGAGGGCACTAGTATAATGAGCGGAACACTATCAACCAACTACTTTGAAGCAGTTGAGATCGTCAGCGTAACACAGACGAGGGTCAGTGAGACATTGAGCAACAAGTCATACAAGAGATCCGTGGGTGGTCAGAGATGGGCATTATCCCTGTCCAGCAAGAACCTGTCACAGGCGGAGATGAGCGAGCTGTATTCTTTCTTGGTCAGACAGAATGGACGATTTGATGATTTCACTATCGTGCCACCAAAACACGGTTCAACCAGGAGCACCAATGCCACTGGCACACCAACCGTGACGGAGGAATTCGCGGCGGGTGTGACCAGCATCAGGGCACAGGGTGGTGGCGGAAGCCTGCTGTCAGGTGACTTCATTAAATTCAGCAACCACGACAAGGTGTATATGTTGGTTGAAGACGTCAATCAGGATTTGAGCAGTGAAGACTACTTTGAGATATTCCCAGCGCTGAATACCGCCATTGACAGCACCACGACCATACAATACAACAACGTGCCATTCAAGGTCCATCTGGAATCAGACAGGATGGCCTTCAAGACGGGCATTGACGGCACATACAAGATTGATTTCAATGTTGGCGAGGATATCTAATGCCAAGGAAATTAGCCGCAAACCTAATCACATCGCTCACAGGCAAGAAGCAGTTAGTCGCTGACCTGGTTGAGCTACACCTGTCTTCAGCGGTGTATCTTACCAATAGTTTCATAGATCTGTCATATGACAGCACCACGGCACCAGACAGCGGTGCCAACACCTACACAGCACAGGGACAATTCATCGCCCTGGGCAACGTTGAGGAGTCAAGGGACCTACGTGTGGGCAGTATGACGCTGGCATTCACGGCGGTTGATTTCACCACACTGGCCTACGTGCTCAACAATGAATACATTGACAGGCGTGTTGTCCTATACAGGGCAGTGCTCACGGAGGACTACGCAATTGACAGCGACAAGGTGTTCCAATACTTTGATGGCAGGATCAAGGAGTTCGCCATCAGCGAATCACCAACCAGTGCCACGTTGTCATTGAGCGTGGGCAGTCAGTTCGCTGACTACGATAAACTTTCTGGCAGGCGGACCAACAGCGACAGCCAACAGCGATTCTTCGCCAACGACGTTGGATTTGAATTCGCACCACAGATACAAACGGACATAAAATGGGGCAGGACATAATGGAGATAAACGATTACAGAGTAAAGAGACTGATTGAAAAGGACATCTTCCAGGTGTTTGAATTGAGCAAGATCGCATTACTGGAGAAGGGCATTGACAAGATAAAGGACAACATCCTGATGTCACACCTCAAGAACAACTTGGTCAGGAAGCACCAGGCATTTGACTTTGGCCTATTTAAACTCAACACGCTGATTGGTTACATCTTTGTTGATGTGAGCCAGTATGCCTACGAGGACAATGGATTCGCTATCGTTGATCAGATCTACCTGCTACCTGAATTCAGGACGGAGGCCAATTACATAAAATTGTTGAAGGCGTTGGTGGATACCTTGACACCATTGGGTGTGGATGACATCAAGACCACGGACGGTTTCA